ACGACGTAGACGAGGTAGACGAGAACGGCGATCCTCTGCTGGATGACGACGGTGTTCAGGTGGTGACAAAAGGCGTTAGGTCGAACCTGATTGCAGAGGTTAAGTCGCAGCAGGGCGCGTTGTTGGCGCAGAGTGATTGGGCTGTGGTTCGCAAAGCCGACACCGGAGATGCAATTCCCGCAAACATCGCAACGTATCGCGCTGCAATCCGGGCCAAGGCCACAGAGATGGAAGATGCTATTACCGCTGCTGCTGACACGGATGCAGTGGCTGCGTTGTTCGTGACCTATACAGTTGAAGATGACAATAGTATTACAAAGTCAGGTATTCTTTACGATTGGCCTGTACTTCTTGACAATTAAACATAATCATGCTAAAATGATCTTAACGGAGTAAGACATGACTGTAGAATCTGCTAGCTATATTAGCCAGCTTAACTCTTCAAACCCAAGTGCCAGCGATCCTGTGTCAGAGGGAGACGACCATCTTAGATTAGTTAAGTCTGTTCTTCAGACACAGTTTCCTAATCTTAGTACCACAGCCGTTAGTCAAACGTCTGATCAGCTTAACAAGCTAGGCTTTCCGGTAGGTTCTATAGTGATGTATGCTAGCAACAGTATACCCACAACCCAGACCATAAGTGGTATTAACGATTTTCTACTGTGCGATGGTTCTGCATTTTCTACTTCTACCTACGCTGCATTGTATAACGTAATAGGCAACACCTTTGGCACAAGTGGTTCAAACTTCTTGGTGCCTGATTTCAGAACATTCTCTCCTGTAGGCGTAGGAGCCAGCTTTGTCTTAGGTACTTCCGTAACTGCTACTGCCGCAACAGGAACAGATGTAATTAAACTTCAGCCCATCAATTTCCTGATTAAGACATGATTACATACAGAGGAGAAAAGTTCTCCGGGTACAACAAACCTAAGAGAACTCCCGGTAAGAACAAGAAGTTTGCAGTCTTGGCAAAAAAAGGAGACACTGTGAAACTGGTCCGTTTTGGTGATCCTAACATGAGCATTAAAAAGGATCAACCTAAACGTAGAAAAAGCTTCAGGGCCAGACACAAGTGCGACACTAGCCCCCCTTCTAAACTTAGCGCAAGATATTGGTCTTGCAAAAAATGGTAACAAAGGAAAAATTATGAAAGAATATGCTAGCCCTAAGATGGGCAAAGTTGGTAACCGTCCTGTCCCCTCTAAGGGCGGTAACACTGCTCCGCCCAAGCCCGGTGGTAATCGCATGGGTGGGGACATCTACGGCAACTCTAAGTACACTGGTACTGAAGGGTCTATGCAGAAGCACAAATGAACCCTACTGAACAAGCACACCAAGCAGGTCTAATACTAGACAATGAAGCTTTCAAACTTACCATAGAAAGGCTCAATAATGACTTGGTAATCCAGTGGAGAATGTCTCAATCTACACAAGAGCGAGAAAACTGCTGGATGAAACTACAAGCTCTGGGTTCTGTAATAGATGATCTCAAAGCTGTTACGGACGATTACAAAATAGAAAACACAGAAAGGTAACGACAAATGAGTGAGGCACAGACCAATCCCGAAGGGGAAGTCACCGAGCCAAAGCTTAACATGTTCGATGTCATGTTTGGAAGTGATGAAGACACCAATCCAGAACAAACTATCGAAGCCCCCTCAGAGTCTGAAGAGTATGAAACAGAAGCCGCTGAAGAGGAATATGAAGCGACGGAAGATGAAACAGAGTATGAGGAAGTTGACTACGAGGTAGACGAAGAAGTAGATGAGATAGAAACCTCTCCGAGCTACACCGTTAAAGTTGATGGTGAAGAAGTTGAGGTTAATCTTGAAGAGCTACGGAACGGCTATCAGCGGCAAGCGGATTATACCCGTAAATCGCAGTCTCTAGCGGAACAGAGAAAAGCCTATGAAGCTAATCTCCAATCCGTTCAACAGGAGCGAGAGCAATATGCTCAAATTCTTGGTAACATGGCACAGAACCAGAACTTAGAGCTACAACGCTTTGAGAACGTAAACTGGGCCGAGCTTAAAGACAACGATCCAATGGAGTACATGGAGAAGCGTCTGGAGTACCAAGAAGCTAAGGAGAAGATTTCTGAGTTGCGGAACGAGCGAGTGCGCGTTCAGCAGCAGACTGAATCAGAAATGGGACAAATTTTGCAAGAGAAAATTCAGAAAGAAGCTGAACTTCTCTCACAAGCGTTGCCCCAGTATTCCGATCCAGACTCTAACTTTAAGGACAATGTGCGTAACTACGCCCTTGGGTTAGGTTTTTCTCCACAGGAAGTTGATGGAATAGCTGACCACCGTGTTATCGTTGTGCTGCACAAAGCTATGATGCAGGACAAGGCTTTTACGGGGCCAGCTAAGAAATCTAAAAAGACCGCTCCAAAGGTTGTCAAGGCCGGAACTCCTAGAACAAAAGCTCAACGCTCACGTAGGGAAGTTCAGGCTAAGCGAGAGAGACTTGCAAAAACAGGTAGTCAGCGAGATGCTGCAAATGTTTTGTTGGACTTTATCTCTTAACCTTGAAAGGAACTAAACTATGGCACAGCCTACTGGTGTGTTTGTTACGTTCTCAGCTAAGGGTCTTCGTGAAGACCTTGAGAATGTAATCTACGACATCTCCCCGACGGATACCCCATTTATGTCAATGGGTGGTCGTGAAGATGCGGTTGCGGTTAATCACGAATGGCAGACAGATTCGCTTGCGGACGCTGCTGACAACTTTGCGGAAGAAGGCTCGACGCTCGCTGCTGCTGAGCCGACTGCCACGTCTCGCCTTGGTAACATCTGCCAGATCAGCCTGAAAACGACGCTCGTTTCTGGCACTCTGGACGCTGTATCCAAAGCTGGTCGTAAAGAAGAACTTGCGTACCAGATGTCCAAACGCGCTAAAGAACTGAAGCGTGATATGGAACGTGCGTATGTTGGCGTCAACCAGACTAAGACGGCAATGGCTGCGGACACCACTGTTCGTAAGCTTGGCTCGCTTAGCTCTTGGGTAGCTACCAACGTCAGTGCTGGATCAGGTGGTTCGGGTGCTGGTAACGGTACTGCCCGTACTGACGGTACGACTCGTACCTTTACTGAAGCTCTGTTGAAGGCGTCTATTCTTAGCGCCTTTGATGAAGGTGCCGACATCAAGTATCTGATGATGGCTCCCTCGCAGAAGCAGACGTTCTCCAGCTTTGTTGGTGTCGGTGCTACGGGCGGTGCGTCTAACCGTATTGAAGCCGGTGATCAGCGGATCATTGGTGGCATGGACGTGTACGTCAGTGACTTCGGTGAAATGGCAGTGGTTCCTAACCGCTTCCAGCGTAGCCGTGATGTCTGGCTGCTTGATCCTGAGTACTATGCAATTGCATATCTTCGTCCGTTCTTCCAGCGGGAAGTTGCTAGCACGTCTGACGGCGAGCAGCGGGCAATCATTGCTGAGCATACTCTTGTTGTCAAGAACGAGAAAGCTCTCGGCGCAGTCTACGATCTGTCGTAAGGCTAGGACTAAAGGGGGAGAGCATCCTGTTCTCCCCCGTTCTAACTAAGAGGCAAAAGATGAACGATCCAGTTAAAACTAAATTCAACTACGATCACAGCACGGACAACGTTGTCTTAGAAAATGTGCAGGACGTAGCACCGTTGCTAGAGCTTAACAAGAAAGAACTTAACAACGACTCTATGTACGGAACCCAAGCAAACAACGGTATGCGTAAAGTTGCAAGCATTCCGTTGGTTGTTATTGAAAAATGGAAACGTGAGCTTGGCGTTGACATAATGAATAAAAACGATTGGCCCAAGATCAAGCAGCTTCTGAATGATCCTGAAAATCGTTTTCTCCGCACACATGAAAGCCATCTGTAATGGCTCTATCTACGTACTCAGAGCTACAGGCTACTGTAGCAAATTATCTCAACAGGGATGATCTTACAGCATTTATCCCTACGTTTATCACTCTAACAGAGAATAGGCTGAACAGAGAGCTAAGAGTACGTGCTAATATGGTAAGGGCCACCACCACTACCACAGCAGGACAAGCTTTCTACGATCTCCCCAGTGACCTTATAGAGCTTCGTAACATCACCTACGATAATAACTCTCAGAGTCACGCCCTGAGATATCTTTCGCCTGAGTCTGTTAGCAGGGAGTACGGAACGATATTGAGCGGACAACCTAGGGCATATACAAACCTAGGCAACGATCTTAAACTTACTCCTACACCAGACGCAGCGTACACCATCAGCATAAATTATTTCTCACAGCTTCGTTCTCTGAGCGACAGTGTGGCGACCAACGATGTGTTAGCAGAGTATCCAAGTTTGTACCTCTTTGGTTCCTGCCTAGAAGGAGCTATCTATCTTAACGACACAGATCAGACAAACAGGTTTGGCTCTGTGTTTCAGAAAGCATTAGACGATGTGCAACGTGCAGAAGAGGCAGCGCGTTACAGTGGTACGGTTATGACAACCAGTATACAAGGCGACCCCGGTGCCATGATCCGAAGAGGTGCATAGTGCCTACTAACTGGGTCATTGAAAACTTTTGTCTCGTACAGGAGACAGGCGGTAATATTTTTACCGAGGACGGGCTTAGTGTGATATCTCTGCAAGAGTTTGATTCTACTGTATGGACAGAAGAAACGGATACTGGCAATGGCTAAACAGCTTTTTGATGTAGTAGGCTCTGGACAAAGTCGTTTCTCTGTCAACAAAGATTTATCTCCTTACGATATGCCCCCTACGTTTTTCAACGAGGGTGTCAATGTTCGTTTCATAGATGGCAAAGCTGGTAAAATCTTGGGCCATTCTCAAGTGCTGGGAACCCCTAGTGCTGCTCCCTATTGGGCAATCAGTTGGCTACAAGGTTCTACAGACTTGTGGATATATGGGGGATTGACGGGTCTTTTTAAGATCGATGGGACAACCCATAGCACTGTTACCAGATCATCTGGTGCATACACTACACTGGCAGGTACTACCAACAACTGGCAGGGCGGTGTCCTAGGTGGAGTGCTTGTCTGTACCAATGGCCTAGACGTTCCCCAGAGCTTTGTACAAACCGGTTCTCTGTTCACTGACTTGTCTGATTGGCCTTCTACACTACGATGCAAAACCATTGTGCCATTCAGAAACCACTTGGTAGCATTGAACCTTACGGATAGTGGTACTGAAAAACCATTTACCATCCGTTGGAGTGATGCAATTCCTGCCGGTGCCAGTACCAATGGTGCAGACACTTGGAACACTGCGAGCACAGCTAGTGAATCAGCAGAGACTTCGTTGACAGGCACCAAGGGCCATGTGCTGAATGCCTTGCAGCTAGGCAATGAGCTTATCATCTATAAGGAAGACAGTGTTTACGCTTTGAACTATGTTGGCGGTGCCTTTACCTTCAACGTCCGAGAAAAGTTCAAAGACACAGGGCTATTTAGCAGAGACGCTGTGATTGACCTAGGAGATGGCCGTCATGTGATGATGGCTACCAACGACGTTCTGATACACAATGGTAACTCGTTGAAGAGCGTCATAGACGACAATATGAAAACGTTCCTGTTCAGCGAAATTGATTCTACATACTTCTATAAAACATTCTTGGCTCACAACAAGATCAAGAATGAAGTCTGGATTTGCTACCCTAGGACCGGCTCTGCTAATGGTTTTGCTAACACGGCCCTGATCTGGAACTACAGAGATAATACGTGGAGCACACGCGATCTGCCCAACTTGAACTTTGCCGCCAAAGGCTTGGTAAACCCTGACCAGACTAACACATGGGGAGCCAGTACTGGCGTCTGGGAAGCCACCACATTGGCTTGGGCGCAACAGGAGTACAACCCTGCTATCGATTCTCTGCTGTTCTGCGGTACGTCTGATACGAAGTTCTACTTGGCAGACTCTGGGACTACCTTCGATGGTACGAACTTCTTGACCACCCTTGAGCGCAGGGGGTTACACGCTGGCCGCACGGATGCTGTTAAGGCAATAAGCAGAGTATTCCCCCGCATAGAGGGTACTGGTGTTGTCAACATCAGCATAGGCGCTGAGCTACAGCCCTTTGCTGGGGTAACCTACAGCCCTGCTGTTGCCTTTAACATAGGCGTAGACAGTAAGGTAGATTGTAGAGTTCGTGGCAGGTTCATGGCCATCAAGATAGAAAGCGAATCTGTTACTCAGTTCAGGTTGTCTGGATACACTGTTGAATCAGAAGTGGTGTCCGACCGATGAGCAGAGAGTTCCTTCGTTTTGATCCTACGTTGTGTCCCACGGACATAGAAGACATTCCTAGGTTCATAGACAGTATGCTCTTGGAGATACGGCCTGTGCTAGACTTGGTACGCGACGGACACTTAGATGTAACAACAGTAGAGCCTGAAAAGCCACAACAAGGAAACATAAGATATGCAGATGGAACTGGATGGAATCCGGGAAGCGGAGAAGGAATATACTTTTACAACTCCAGTGGCGCTTGGGTTAAGTTATAAAAGATTAAACAGAAATCACCCTGATGTTCATAACAAAATTGGCAAGTGCATAAAGTTCGTAGCCGATTCTATCAGGAGAAGTAATAACCAGCCGTACATAAAGCCTGAGTTCCTGTTTAACAAGTTTCTCCAAGGCTACAGTGACATGTGGGTAGCCGTGGAAGGACAAGAAATAATAGGATGCTTGATGATAGGGGTAGCCAATTACCCAGAGCAGACCGGAATAATTTCAGAAGCCACTGCCGGTAGGTTTCACTTTGAAACAATGATGCCAGCCTTGGAAGACTACTACAGGAAGCAAGGCGCTAAGTTTGTAGAAATACCCGGCAGAAAAGGCTGGCAACGGAGATTTGGTCCGATGGGATACACAGTTAAAAACGTTACGATTGTAAAGGAACTATAAGATGGGCAGTATATTTAAATCTCCTCCTCCAGTAGTGGTATCTACTCCGTTTCAGTCAACGAGTCAGGGATCAAGTGAGATCAAGCCATATGCTCCGGTAGAGCCGTTCCTTGAACAGATTTTACCTGAAATTAGGCAGACCTTTACAGAAGACCCTTCGCTGTTCACGGGTAGTTTGGTTCCCACCGATGCAGCGCAGACGCTGGCAGCTAGGGACATCTACGGGCAGGTGGGACAGACCTCTGCTGGTCTAGCCCCGCAGTTCATGCAACTTGGTCAAGCCGACATCGCTAGAGGACTAGCTGATCCTAGTCAAGACCCTATCTATCAGGCGCAACTGGGGACGATAGCACAATCTGCTAGGGACATGACTGAACGTGACAAGCAGGTTGCCCAGCAACAGGCTATGGAAGCTGGTCAGTTTGGTCTAGGCTCTACTGCCCTAGGTGAGCTACAGACGATGCAGCAGCAGAAGCGAGAAGAGCTAGCCCAGCGTCAGATGTCTACTGCACTGGGAGAGGCCGAGGCGCGTAGGATAGCTGCTGGACAGAGAGCACCGGGAATGGCACAGCAAGCCTTGCAAGCCCAGCTAACACCAGCGGCTCTGCAAGAGGCCATAGGTAAAGATGTAGAGGCTAGGGGTGCAGCTAGGGCCACTGATGCAGCAAGGCTGGCGCAGCAGGAACAGGAAGCACGTAGAGCGCAGCTTGTAACTCTTACCAACTTGTTTGGCGGATTGGCCGGCCTTGGTAGCAGCACACAGATGCAGCAGACCAGTAGCGGTTTTGGTAGCCAAGCCATGTCTGGCGGCGCAAGCCCGTTCAGTCAGATTGCCAGTGCTGCTGCTACTGGGCTTGGCATATACAACGCTTCTGACGTTAGGCTCAAAAATGAGATCACCTTCGTAGGCAAGCTTGAAAATGGCATCAAGATTTACAAGTGGAAGTGGAACGAAAAGGGCAAGGAGATTGCCGGTGATCAGGTAGAGTTTGGGGTGCTTGCACAAGAAGTGCAGAAGATCGTACCAGAGGCAGTCATCACTGGGCCAGATGGATACCTGATGGTCAACTATGGAGCACTGTGATGGGAGCTATAGGAAGAAATCTTGAAAGTGCTGCGGACTACGTTGGTAGTTCTATAGAGGATGCTTTTAGTGGTTCCGAGTCTACTGATACCGGAACTGATGGTAGCCTTTCAAACCTTACCGCTCAGATGGACGAAAAGGGTAATATTAAATACTTTGACTCAGAGGGTACTGAAATAGACCCCTCATCGATAAATGATGCCGATAAAGAAGCATTTATGTCGGCTGATGATGAAGATTTCTCTGCGTTTGGTGATGTGGGAGCGCCGGAGAAATCTGGTTTTGATTTTGATCCTGAGAAAGCTCTTAAAGCACTCGGTAAAATGGGTACGCCTACAAAACAAGGAGCACTGTTCTCTCAAGCTGCGCCAAAAGGACAGCTACCTTTGTCTATGCAGGGCCGCGTAGGTTTTGGCTCTGGATACAGGGCAACCGAGAACCCCTACCAAGTACCCAGCTATCTGATGAGTTCAGCGCAGTACAATCAACAGATTTCACAGTTGTTAGGCGGTTTGTTGTCTAGGAGCATCCGTAATAATCCAATCAAATATTTAGTGTGAGATAGATCATGGCTGAAAAACAAAGTGTAACCAGACCCGTAGATTTAGAGCGGCACTTTAGCCGAAGAAATCCGATTGTTGAAGGTCTTCTACAAACTGGAGGTAAAGCTGTAAGCCCGGTATATGATGCTGCTAGCTACTTACTTAACCAAGTTGGGCTAAACACTCCTAGTTTTGAACAATACACTGGTATAAAACCTTTTGGTTTTGAGCCGGGAATGTCTGGAGAAAGTCCCTTTTTCACCCCGCCTAAAACAAACTACCCACCCAAAACACAAATTATACCCGCAATACCGGGCAGACCGGGAACAGAGGTAGGTGCGGGAATGCCTTTGCCCCCGTTAAAACAAAAAATGGATCAGGCTAACGCAACTGGTACCCCCAGCGTCATGCCATATGTCGCAGCCGGTACTGATCAAGGTCAAAATGCGCGTGAGCGTTCGTTCCTAGAACGTATGTCACAGTCAGGCTTGTTGTCTACCCTACAGGGCATGGCACGGGCAGAGCGCCAGTACGGCGTTGGTCCCTTGGCTGCGTTCAGTGAGTCTGCGCTGGATGTGCAGGCTGCTAGGGCTGCTGCTGCTCAGAAGCAAAGAGAGATGGGACTTGAGCTTGCAAAAGAACAACTTAAAGCTGGTGACGGTGGTGCGGATTATCGTAAATCACTCGGAACTTCGGTGGTCCAAGACTTATTGCAAAGCGCAGGGAGCACGTTTGGAGCAGTAAATACAATTCAAGAAATAAACAAATTTCTTGCCTCCAATAACGCCTCTGGAGCAGGAGCGTCTGCTGCAAGATTGGCAACCCAACTTGGTAACCTTTTCGGCTTAAACCTAGAAACAGCGGCTCAGGAAAAAGTGTCAAATTTAGCGGACATGATCAAATCTAGCCTAGCTGAGTCAAGACTTTTTGGCAGAGATTTGAGTAAGGCTGATTATGAAATTCTTGCTCAAATAATACAAAAACCCGGTCTGCTAACATCTAGTGAGACAATTAGAGATCAATATAAAAGAGTAGCCGACAAGATGTCTTCAGCCCATTCTCGTAAAGTTAGAAGCCTAGTTGACATTTTCGGTGGAGGCAAGTCGGGTCAAGAGAGAGCGCAAAGGTTATTGTCAACTCAGGCGATGTCTGGAAACGTATTTACAAAGGTTGAATAAAAATGGCAACAGCAACCCTGATAGACGGTCGTCAAGTACGTGTGCCTGACAATTTGAATGATGCAGAACTTAACAACTACATTTTGTCAAACTTCCCTGTGCTTGCAGCAGAAACGGGCAGGTACGCTGACTACGACACAGAGTATGATTTTCAATCAGAGATCAAAGATGCTGGTCTTCGCTATGACTTGGCGGCTGCGTCTACTTCTGAAGAGTATTCTAATGTCTTAAATCAGAAGTTTGGACAAGGCAACTGGGGGTTTACCGAGTATGGTAAAGCATTTATCCGCCCGCAGGGCCGAAGACAGGCTGGGTACGATGTTACAGATGAAAGGAAGGTTCTGGTTGATTCAGCCATTGCTCCTTTCTCGTACCATGATCTTGTAGATGTTGCCCCAGAAGGGATCAAAGCCGCTGCTGCAACAGCCGCCGTAGCATTAGCGCCTATAACCGGAGGTAGTAGCCTCGGTCTTCTAGGCGGTTTGCTTGGTAGAAGCATTGCAGCTAGGGGTTTTCAAGCTGCATTCGGAGATGTCGCTGCAAACTTAGGGATAGAAGCAGTACAGTCTTTACAAGACCAACAGCTAGAGTCTAATGGTGATCTTCTTGGCCGTATTGGCCTAGAGGGTGCCATTGTCTTCGGGGCAAGTATCGTACCAGACACTTTGTTTCGTGGTGTAGGAGCAGCCGCTGGAAAATTGAAAAACATAAAAGGCGCAGTAGACGAGGTAGACACTCCCATACCCCAGATTACTGCCGCAGACTATGTTGCAGCTAGAGAAGCCGCCAAAGGAATGGTCCCAGATGCAGATGTTCCTTTTTTGACATTGCACACATTGGTATCTCAGTCTGGCAGTCCCCTAGGCAGTATGCTTTCTAGGCTTGAGGCAACTGGCAGGAAGTTTGGCGGCGGTGTTAATGTACAGGAAGCTCGTGAATTTATCAGCAAGATGCAAGGAGCGCAGTCACAGATAAACAAAGGCGCTGTTGCCCCCGATCCCCAATCGATCATTAACTATTATCGGGGGATTATGACAAAATCAAACAACGAGACTGCTAAGAAGGTATATGATCTTTTCGAGAACTACAACAAAACTCCGTTTGGACAGGCTGACATAGCGGCAAAGAATGTCTACAGGTTCAAGGAGAACGCTGGCAAAGCCATATATAATAACTACAGCGCATTTCAAAGAGTGATGAAGGGCGAAGATTTCTATGGTTCACCGTTGCTTCAAAGTGCTAACGCAAAAGGACTGACCAGTACACAGCTAAAAAATATTGTGGAGTCTATTTCAAAAGAAACTGGGTTTGAGCCTTCGCTGATCTTGCAAAAACTAAGCATCCCGTCTTCAGACTTGCCTGTTCGGCTGACATCGCGTTTGTCTGTTAAGCCTGATGGTTCTATACGATTGGGCAAAGCTAAGGGTGAGGATTTGAAAGTAGGTAATCTTCGTGAGATTGATAGCGATCTTCGCAGGGCAGCATACGCTGGAAAAGAACTGCGACCCGCCCAAACTTATGAAAATTTACAAATATCCGTTGCCCTGAACAAAGCTATGGAGAAGATTCCCGGCCTCGGTCAGAAGTACATGGACAAATTCAAAGCCGTAAACGCTAAGTATGCTGAAGGAGCACAGGTGTTCAAAGGTGGTCCTGATAGTAAGATCAGCCTCCTGAAGTTATTTGACGGTACTGACATCGATCCCGAAACAATGATTAAAAAATTTATCGGAGGTAAGGCAGGAGGAGAGATCGACGCTGTACTGTCTGCGTTTAGAAAAGCCTTCGATAAAAACACAGTAGGTGCGGATGATCCCGCATTTCTAAGTATGTCTACTGCTGATCAATTGATATCACAACTGTCTCACACTTTTGTCAGGGATATGCGGCTAGAAGTTGGCAGGGCTTTTAAAGAGGGTGGCCTAGAGGCTGGCAAGGCAAAAGCTAAAACAGTTCTTGGTCGTCTAAACAGGATGGAAGAAAGCCTGATGAAGCAAGGTTCTGGTAGGACGGGCGTTGTTGTTAGACAAGCTCTGGGCAGAGAGTATATATCAGACTTTAAGAAGCTACTCAGAGAAACGCAGGAAGGACAGACGGCTCGTTCTTTGGATGCCCAGAATATTCTCACACAGGCGTTTAACTACGGAAGTTATAAAGAGCTTATTACAGAAATTGCCAGTACGGTAAACAAGCTTGGTAACACTGGTGCCGTTGACGCAGCTATTGACAAGCTTTCTTTGATGAAACGTGCTGATCCCAAGGGTGCTAAGTTTTACCAAGACTTGCACTACAGCGAAACTGTTTCAGAACTAATGGAAGCATTTGGAAAGGCTACCACAGAAGAGCAGTTGTCTGCTATAAACAGGGTGACACAAAATTGGGTCACTGGTGTACAATCAAACGGTAAGGAAAAACTAAAGGAACTGTTCGGAGATGGCTTTGATGGTTTGAACACAACGATGCTGGTTGCCAGAGGGGCTACGCAGTTTGGTGAGTCAGGCACTCTGTTTACCGCCCAGCTTCCGTTCAGTGTGCTGAGTGGGGTGATCAAGAGAGACATCAAAGGTATTGCCAGACCGTTGTCCATGATGTACGCGATCAAGAGCATGGGACCGGGAACCAACGTTTGGAAAAAACTCAGCAGAGATATGGAAGCTATGATAAAAGCCGGGAAGTCTCCAGAAGAGGCTATCTCGGCTGTTAAGAGAAAAAACTCAGGTGCTATCAAAGGTGCTCTTAAGAATGCACAGTCTCTTGCTTCCTCTGCAATGGCCGGGAGAGCGGGTGTTATAGGCGCATCGCTAGGTAATTACATGGAAGAGGATCACGACAATCTTCCTGCCTATGAAGACTTGCCGAATGCGCCTGTGCAGGAGATACCACAAGAACAGCCTGAACAACCTCCACAGCAGCAGAGCATGGTCCCGACCGACACAGGGCTGGCAGCAATACAAAAGATTGCCAGTATGATACAAGGCGTAGGTACTTCTGGTCTGGAAGAGGGCGCTGATATAGCAAGGAGTGTTGCATAATGGCTAACATATTTGACCAGCTAGAACAAGCGGCTGCTGAAGGCGGAGCGTCTGAGCCTTTCAACTACGCCATGGATCGTCTGCCATCTGTGCCAGAAGCAGCAGGAGGTGCTGCTTACATGGGAGCTAACTACCTAGCCCCTGAGACAGTAGACTATACCAAGCAGCTTATCGACGCTGCCAAGG